GTAATCACTTTTGGATAATAGTAAACTAATTTTTCTTTGGAATTTGGAGGTAGTATATGAGAAAAGAAATTAATGTGAATGAGCTTATTGATAAATTTACAGATATGGCAAAAAGATGTACTTTGCTTGCTAGAGGTGGAGTTAGCCAGCAGGATTTGCTTATGCAGATTACTGGTGCAATCATTGTTGTTGCAATGGAAGACGAGACTGAATAAAATTAGAAATTTGAGGTGATTCATTGATTTATATAGAAAATATTGTAATAGGGAAACCAATTGTGACTCCACAAGAAATGTTTGCACTAGATGAAAATGATTGGTTAAGAATTGAGCAGGAAAAGACTTATTATACCAGTGAAAGATTTCTTCCTAGAATTCTTGTGGAATTAGGCATTTATCCGTCAATCAGTGAGATTAGACGAAATAAACCTAATCTTATGGTAAGTTTAGATAATGTTGATTTTATAGATAACTTGAAAGTTAGTAAGAAAAGAAGATTATGGATTTTAGTAGGAGAGTAAATTCTCTTTCTTTGGGAAATTAGGAGTTTTACAGATGGAAATGTTAAAAAAATATTCAGAAAAATATGGATTAAAAGAAGTAGTAAATGATTATGGAGAGCATCGTCAGACACGAGAAAGAAGCATTGTATTTCCGAATGGATGGGTTGCTTCTATTGTAGAAAATAATGGTGTTGATACATATAAGCCAAACGGAGAACACATAAAAGAATTTAAGTCGAATAAGAACTATTCTGTTGCAATGTGCGATTATCATGGATACTTCGATTGGGATATTCTTAATCAATTTGGAGCAATTGATGGATGTATTTATTGTGATGATGAACTTGAAATATTGGTCGCTTGTGAAACGATTAGGAGATTACAGTAACAAGAAAGTTCGATTCTTTGGGTTTTAGAAAAGAAAGAATATATGGTTAGATATTTTTGTGATTTATGTGATAAGGAAGTTGATAAATATAATGAATATTCGTTACCGATTGCAGCCACTTTTATAAATGGTGAACCATGTGATTTAATTCAAGTTCATGGGTTTAATTTGTGTAAAGATTGTAGAAGTTGGCTTTATGGAGTCGTTGAAAGTATTGTTCCAAAGCAGAAGATTGAAAAATTAAATAAAAAGGCTTTGGATATAAAAATGGAAAGATGTGATAAGTAACAAGAATCGCACATTTCTTTGGAAAATTTGGAGGTTAAGACAATGACAATTGAACAGATTAAGGACAAATTAAAATCAAAAGAGTATGACTTCCTGAGAACAGATAAGAATTTGGGTGACAATATCATTATCTTAACTCTTGGTGGAAGTCATGCATATGGAATGGATAAA